AACGACCATTGGAGTCAACGTCTAAGTCGAATGTACCAGCGGTTGCGGTTGAAGGTGAACCATTCTTAGCAACTTTGTAGATTGTACGAACAACTTCGCGATTGATCTCAAACATGAATTCTTGAGATAGAATATTTGATAATTCTGCCTCTGCGTCAAGACCGTGAATTGCTTTCAAGTCTTGTGCCAATTCAACTGTATATTCAGCTTTCAATGCACGAGATTTAGCAGTAACTGTTGTCTTGTCAATAGAGAAAGACATTTCGCCGAAAGTATCTTGACCTTCCATTGAACCTGTTGTTGTAGCGTTACCAGTATTATATGTTCCAAATACTGGATTGTTGCCTTCTGCATTTTGCATAGAGCTAGAGAAAGAAGTATTTGCTTCGTTGAACAATGCTTCTTTTCTTGTCGATGTGTTATTACGCTCTGCGCCGTATATAGAACGCATTGCAAAGATTAAGCCTGTTGGGCCTGTCATTGGCTGTACACCGCAAATGTCATATGCCATTAGGTTAGGCATTGCACGACGTACTAAACCGATCATGATCGGGTCATACTTGTCAATACCGCTAGTAGCAGAAATGTTGTTTGTTGGAGCTGTCTCAAACAATGCATTACGCTCTTCACGTAATGAACGCTCTTGGTTCTCTAACAATACAGACGTAACTTGACGTTTGTAGTTGTCTTTGATTGGAGGAAGGTCTGGGTGATCCAGAATTGCTTCCCATTTCTTTTGGTAGTTTTCGGATAAAAACATTTATGTCTCCTTGTTGTGACTGTTTTAAATAACTTTTACTTATTTATAAGTTATTGTCTTTTGATTGTTCTTGATAAGGCATTTGCATAAGCTGAAACAACATCGTTACTTTGCGTGAAGCTAGCTGGCGTGTCAGTCTCCTCTGTTAGCGCTTGCTTGGCTGTCTCTTTAATTACAGCGTCGCGTGGAAAATAATTTTCCTTAATAACAGAAACTTTTTCTTTGTAGATTTCTTCATTCTCAAAATCTACACCTTCTAAAAGTCTTGTCAATTTATTTACTTCAGTATCTGCCAGATCCTTAGCCATTTCCTTAATAATAAGTTTGCGCTTTAGTTCTGTTACTGATGTATTTAAGCCAACATTGTTTTCTACTTGGCCATTTAGGCTTTCTTCCAACTCTGTTACCTTAGCTTGCAATTCACCGATTACATCATATTTTTCCTCGGGCACTTCAATATAGTGTTCTTTAAAGAGCGCCTTGAGACCTGTCATAAAGTCTTCAGCAATTTCGCCGCGAAGACCATTTTCTACTGCCAATTTATTTTCTTCTATGTAATTTTCAACTACATAGTTAAGATATGCATCTACTTTTTCAACAATGCTTTCCTTATACTCAAGGAATTCTTCAGCATATTTTTCTTCAAGTGATGCTGCAACTTTTTCCATTTCATTATTAACGCGAGCAATAACTGCTGCTTCAAAAATGGATGTTGCTTTTTGTCTAAAATCTTCTGAAAGTTCTTCACCGAAGATTGGAGAAAGATCGATAGGTTCAACTATTGATTCTTGTTCTTCTTCTGTTGTTTCTTCTTCAGATACAACTTCTGCAGATGCATCAGTTTCTTCATCTTCATGAATACCTGTGTTCTGTGGAATAGATGAAAGATCTTTTACTGTTGTGAAGTTTGGTGCTGCACCAACGGGACCCTTCATTGCAATAGTATTTTTAGAAATACCTTTTGCAGTAATGGCTCCTTGGTTCTCATCCTTCTCATCACGATCTTCGTGACTTGCAGATTCTGAATCACCCTGTTTAGGGTTTCCTGTATCGCCAGCATTAGCAGGCTTGATTGTGGAATCTTTTCCGCTAGTTGGAACCATTGGTCCTGCGCCCTCATTAACTTCCTGCGAAGTCTTAACAGAAACGCGTTCTAGCAATTCCTTAACTTTACTTTCTACTGACATTAGAGTCTCCTAAATGTATGAATGTTCTCAATCTATATTTATAAGTTTTATTACCTAGACAATTGATTGACGAATTGTTCAAAAATTTGTAATTTAACTTCGTCTAAATTCTTAGCTGAAGTCTTCCTTATTTGCTTTTGTGCATTTTCAATTTGTATTGCTTTCCACACGCCATTTTCAAGAATCCACTCCGCAGATTCCATGATTCCTTGAACAAAGGCGTCTGGGGCAGATGGGTCAGCAACAATGTCAACAGTTGCAAGGTGAAAATCGCCTTGTACTTCGTTGATTCCTTCGGAGTTCATTTTTAACGATCCCAACCCTCTTGTGGATACGCCTAGTTGAACTTCATTTTCTATTAAATTCTTTGCTATAATTCCCATAGGTGTGTCCAATATTTTGGCTCTACCTATAACATCATTACCTTCCATCTTTAGGCTAGTAATTAGATGGGAAACTTGGTGTAAGTTAATTGAAGGATTCTCAGGATGGCCTAGCTCTCCCAATGAACGTTTTTGTCCAATAAGCTCTTGATACTTTTGGACTTCTCGTTCCATTATACCTCTACCATAGGAACGATTGTTTCTATTTGGTTTTTCAGCTTGAGCAAAGATACCTTCAATAAAGATATTTTTTCCGCCACCTTGTTTGTCTTCTACAAGGTAGTGTAAATCTTGTGCAACTTCTTTAATTAATCTCATATTAGTTCCTAATTATCTCTTGGTCTGTTGGTCTGGTTCAATAAAACCAGCAGGCTTAGATATGTGTAAATACATTGTACTATTTGCTGGCATCACAACTGTGATGTTTGCACTATTATTTGATGTATCAACAAAGCCAAACATCTGCGACAATGACCAATTGTCATTCCCGTTTAACAACATTACAGTAGAATTATTACGAGTAACAACAATCGGAACTGTGCCCGGCGTAGACCAGATCATACCTGTAATATTCATCTGTACGTTTGGCAAATCTAAAGTCACATTTGTTGTTAATAGATCCTGAGGTGTGACGTTTGACATTCCATCACCTACAAATTTAACAACCGCCTGTTGTAATGTTTTTTTAAGAACTGTACGAGTTACTGGCATCTTAATATCCTATTATTTTTATTTTTTACCAACACTTGAGGCATGATGCTTAGAAAGTTCTAAAGTAAATTTACCATCCTGCACTTTTTTATAAGTATGTATGGCCTGATGCTTTACATTTGTACCTAGAATAGCATTAACAGTACCAAGATCCGCATGCGTATGAATATTACCTTCAGAGTCTTTTGCAACAACAAGCGGATTCTCGTGTGTTATTTCAACTTCTTCATTTACATCTTTATTCGATTGCATATAATCTCTAACTGTTGATATATAATCAGCACTTAAAGTAATTTTACTCTGCACCCATTCTGCAAGGTTAGTATTATCTTCTAACATATCATGTACAGTCTGTGCATTGGCAATAATAGATCTCAGTTGAGACTTGGCCATATCGCCTTCATAGTCATACTCACGAGAATCTTTTGCCTCATTGGTTTTCTTTGCACCATAAGATGCGCCCAACGCCATACGAATACGTTCTTTTTTAGACTTACCGGCAAATTTAGGATTATCCGAATGGACAAAATCGCTAATATATTTGCCCGCAGGATCAGAAGCCTTTAATTTTTCTTCTAAAGTTTCTTCTCTAATACTATTAAACGTTTTCATTTTCTTGTTCTTCTACGTCTATTGTAGTTTTACCTATAGCTGATGCAATCTCTACTTTTCTAACATCAAGGGCATCAGAAATTTTATTTGCCATTGCTGTATTAAAATCTTGTAAAGCATCAGCCTGCTTGTTGTTGATAATATTATCAATCATATTTTGAATAACTGCGGATTCCATACTTTTTCCTTACTGTGAATTATTTATAGGTTCTTGTCCCGGAGGCAATTGGCCTGGGGGCATGCCCGGCATTCCAATTTGCGGCGGAGGACCTTCATCTTCAATTTGTGTCTTCATTTCTTGAATCTCTTTGTCAGACATTCTTAAAATATTTTTCATTACATAATCTTGACTATAATATGCACCAACAAAAGGTTGAACCTGAGTTAATAAATCTATACGATTTCTCAAATTTTCAGCATTTTTCATTTCTTCAAAATACTGATCTTGTGCATATCTATATTGAATGTCATCTTTAATAACATTCCAGTCTTTATCTGTTAGAACACCTTTTAAAATTAATTGTGTTCTTAACAAATCGCCAAATATTTCATTAAACTTTTTGCGTAATCTACCAACAAACTTGGCAAATTTTAATTCGTCTCTTGTTATCTCTGTTGCTCTACCAAAAGAAATACCAGTTTGCGGTTGCATTCTAGAAAGCGGAACATTTAATGCTTGATATAATTTACCTTGGAAGTAATTAATATCTTCAATCTGTCCCAAATTTTCGCCGCCAGGTAATGTAGTAATCTCAGTACCTCTGCCGCCTTCTCTTCTTGGCAACCAAAAATCTTCTAACATAGACATCATTTTACGATCATCTCGTATCTCGCCAGTATTAGAATCATAAACGATCTTATTACGATAACGAGCCATAATATCTTTTAAATATTGTTCAGCTTTCAATTTAGGCAAATTGCCCACATCAATATAAAATATTCTTCTTTCAGGTGCTCTAGCCAATCTATAGATTACTAAGGCATCTTCCATCATCTTTAACTGATTCACAGGTTTAATGGCTTTATGTAAGTGACTTAACACTACATTTTTATCCAAATCCATAATCCCAGAAGGTACAAATGTTATTGCATCTGTTGATATCTTGATACCTTGCGTTGGGTTATTTGCGGTATACCCTGGATTATACGTAATACCTTTTTCATTATATAAGAAAAATTCTTCTACTGATTTGATAATATCAACACCAGTCTTTTGATCTTTCTCTTTTTTAACTTCTCTAATCTTTTTAATTTTTCTAGGATCTATAATTAGTGTTTCCAAAATACCACGTTTTGGATTGCTAGTGTCTATAATCTTTTGAAAATAAATTCTTCCATCGATATACCATCTACGAAAATAATCAAATCCTCTAGTATCAAATTCAATCAATTTGTAAATCACTTCAAATTCTTTAATGATACTATCTTTAATATCTTGAGGAATCTTTGATTGATCCAAATTAATTTGTACTAATGCTTCATCATCAACTGCTGCAATGGCCTCAGTTAAAATTTCATCAATAGCTGCGGATGTATCTGAATACATTGCCGCTTCACGATATCGTGTAATAAGTTCATACTCAGATTTCGCAGTCGCATCTAGATCAACGTATGTGCCAAAATGCCCACCCGCTTGTACTGTTGATGCACCGTCGTCAGAAACAGGAGTAGCGAAACCTTGCAGTTTACGATCTATCTCATCTTCCTCACGACTAATATTAAAACCAAATAATTTAATCGCCATAATTTAATTCACTTTATATTATTAAGCCAAAGTTGTAATTGCGTCTACCAATTGTTGTGCAGGATTATTAGAGAATTCAAAAGTTTGATACTGGAAAGATACCGAGAATGTCGATAACTGATCGTTGCTACCAAAGTCTAAACCAACTGCTCCCAACTCAACTGGGAAGGCGCCTATTAATTTATATTGTTTCAGAACTGCACCATTACGATCCAATTGAGAAATAAACATATCTGTTTGATACTGAGCAGGCTGTAATGCACCTGTTTTGTTTCCGAGATTTTCCATCCCGTTCATCCATTGTTCTATGGCGGATCTAATAGTAAATCCGGAGTCATTTAGAACTGTGCATTGGAACGGAGCAAATTCTCTGTCTCCAGCCATCTTAATTAGACGTCCTCTGTAATATACTGGAGCAACACCAATAGTTTGCCCTGGTAATTCAGCCACACTAATTAAAAATGGGGACTTTGTTACAGCCGCCGCTCGGCCTGTAACATAGTTTGGAAATGTCAACTGAACCGCAAACTGATTGGGACGTGCCCCACCATTCGTTAGTTCCGATTTAAATCTTTCTACATTAAATGGTATTGCCATTTCTTATACTCCTAATTAGGCGCCGACTTCTTCAAACGACACGCCACTTCTTGTAGCTACAAAATTCAACTGAATAAAGTTGATTGCTCTTGCAGGCTTGATGAATATGTCTGCAACAAATTCATTACGGTCTACAACCGAACCTGGATTATTTGTGTCATCACATATTACTCTAAAGTCTGTAATACCACGACGACCTTGCACATCTCTCAAGAAT